GCGGCGGGTATTTATGAATCTGCCCTTGATATCACCAACTGGTTTTTATTTGCAACAATGGATAGCTCACCAGCTTATCAGTCAAGGCAATTTGGCGCATTACCAGGAGGTGCACCTCTAACCATTAATCAATACGCAGGAAGTTTTTTAACTGTCAAGAACAGCATAATTATTAGCAATCACGTTAAGTCTTATGGTGTTATGCCAGATTCTCTTTCAGGTGGAAATACCAACTATAATAACCAGATAGCAGCATTAGATATCCCCATTTTTGATGATGACAAATACCTGTTGGGGACTTTAAAGCATATTAAATACATGGGTAGACCAATCGAAAGCCAAGGGGTGACTCCTGTGATCGCAGGTAAATCAATGTATATTAAAGATAATGTACGCATTCAGGCGGTTAACCAATCGAGTACGGGTGGATTTTACTTTTACTTGGGGGAGTTAGAATGAGACCAATATCACGTAAAGTTATGCCTAGTACAAACTTTCTCCACGGTGATTATTACCAAAACCTTGGCAAGTCAAACACGGTTGGTAAAATCAGAGGCTCTGTTAAAAGATTAGGTAGCGGATATGAGAATGCCAAAATAGTGATATATGACAAAGCTAGCTTATTGCCGATTTTAGTTAAAAAGCCCAATACCGATGGCAGTTATCACTTTTTAGGTTTGAATAGAGATATGCGCTGTTTTATTGCCGCATTCGATAATAACCAGCAATTTAACGCAGTCATTCAAGATAACGTGGTGCCAAAATGAGTAAAACATCAGTTAAGGCAAAGCTTGCCATGATTCAAGCCTTTGCCAGCTTTTTAGATAACGGTAGCCAGAGTGCTACCGTTATTTTTTATGAGGGCGAGCAGCCAGAAAGTCCGGCTGTTGCTGCCGATACATCCAAGATGCTGGTCACGGTGACTCTGCCAGAGCCCTGTATTAAAGAAACTACGGCAGCTTATGTAGAGCTTCACCCATCTGACACAGCAACGGTCATTAAAACCGGTACTGCAACCTGGGCGCGGATCTATAACGGTGCCGGGGAAGCTGCAGCAGATCTGACTATAGGAACAGATATCAGTCTGGCCAATACCAATCTGGTCATCGGTGGCACTTTAACAATTCAATCTATCAAGTTAAAACCGTAACCTGAGGTGCTCATGTGGATTTTAAAAACAAGCTGGGGACCACGGATGCCCACAATTTAAATCTGGAATTTAAAGCGGACAATACTGATAGTCATCATATTATCTTGAATTTCGAGCACTTGGCCGATGGTGCAACTAATCTCAATTTCGGTGATGACGTTTCGACTGTAATCGTTAAGGTACTTGAGACTGAGTTTTCATTTGAAGTGGGTGCCATCTATGCAGAGAGTGGCAGTAATACTGTAGTTATAGATACGGTATTAGACACGGAAGTTAATATTGAGCTAATGGCTCGAGCCTTATCCGAGGCAGATCTGGTTGGGAAAGTAGATTCAGTTTTAGAAACTGATTTTATCGTTGAAGCAACAGCTCTCTTTGCTGATCAGGAGCCGGAACAACCTGTCGATTCTGGTATTGTGCTGGACTTCACCCAGCCATGGACCGGTTCAACTGAATTAAATTTCGGCTGGGACAGTGATGTTGTCGCAATCAGTATTGATACCCGGCTGGAAACACAATTTACACTCGAACTTGCTGCCGAGTTTAAAGAAAATCTTGATCTTGATGCAGAGCTTAATACTGCTCTGGATACAGGTTTTAGTTTTGAGCTGCAGGCCAGCTATAGCGAAAATCGATGTGTTATTGATTCAGTTCCGGATACCAGTTTCAAAACTGGGATTGAAGCAGTTTTCGATATCAACTTTATCCAGGGTATTCAGGCTTATTTGACTGCAACTTATCAGGGAGCTTTGCCTTGTTTAAGTGTAATTGAAATCCCTTGGGCTAAACCGGTATTACGGGCGCATCACAGCGCCTTTTATTTTGAGCACAGTTTAGGGTTAAGCAACCAGGCATTACTTGGCTTTGAAAAGGCTGCCTTGTTGTTCCGCTCGGTCCAACTGCAGCATGAGCTGCAGGCAACTGGTTTATCTAGTGATGCATACTTTATCTGGCAGGAAAACAAAAGACTGGCCAAAGCGCGAACATTAGTTTTTGAAGAGGGCAATAAGCTCAGGATCAACCGTATTACAGATTGGGAGGAGCTGGTACGGAAGCGCCGAAACTTTACCTATTCGCATCAAGTAGCTCACGTCTTTGAAAAGTGTTTTGCATTCGAGTGGGATAAAGGGCTTGAACTGATCACGACCAGTAGCATTGCTTGGGATAAAGCCAAAGCCATTCATTACCGCAAGCATCCGATTCAACCCTGGCCCCAGCCTGAACTTCCTGAATACGTAGGCAGGACTGACCTCAACTTTACTTGCTTGTGCAGTGAGCCAGATCCACACAACATTATTTTAAACTTTGGTGCAGATGACTGTATTCCAGCCCTACCAAACCGCAACTGGTGGCATATCGTGAATGAATTATCCGTAAGCCGTCTGGACAATGGCCAGAATATTTTGGTCTATGATGGCAGTTACAGCACAGATCGTAGCCGCTGGTGCTGGTCATATAGCCTGAGCGTACCCGTGTCTGAAATACCAAAGCTCGAACCGGTTAATGGTCAGCCTGTGATTTTAAGAGTTATGGTGAATGGTACCGAGCATCACATGCTGCTTGAAAACCGCAGCCGCTCACGTCGCTTTGCCGAAATCACTTATACACTGAATGGCCGCAGCCAGTCCGCTTTACTGGACGCTCCCTATGCACCGACACGCTCATTTACCCAGGAGAATGAAAGGACCGCACGGCAGCTCTGTCAGGCTGAACTGGATCGGGTGAATAGCTCAACAACACTGCAGTGGGAGCTGATCGACGAGCTGAGCTGGATTGTTCCAGCGGGCAGCTTGAGCTATTCAAACATGACCCCCATTGCTGTAATCAAAATGATTGCTGAAAGTGCAGGTGGCTTTGTCTACAGCGAGAAGGGTAGCGATACCATCACTATAAAGCCCAAGTACAAAAAAACATTCTGGGATTCAATCACGGTTGAAGAATATGACCGGCTGATCCCTGAAAGCCTGGTCACAGAGCAGTCTACCGATTATGAGCCTTATCCTGATTATAACGGCATCACGTTAACTAATGACCGCTCTGGTTTAAGTGGCCAGATCAAGCGTACTGGCACTGCAGGTGATACTTTGCTGGAAACAGCGAACAGTCCACTGTTTACCGTTGAGAGCATGGGAGCATATGGCAAAGCAGCTCTGGCCAAGTCAGGTCTGGTTGAAACCCACAATCTGGTGATGCCGATTGGTCCGGATGTGAGCGAATGTGCACCTGGTGAGCTAGTCGCATTTAATGCTGAATGGTGGGGCATCATTGATGGGGTGAACGTGTCATTTAATCATGCGGTGATTAACCAGAGTATTAAAGTGGAGAGCATCAATCGTGAGTAATCCATTACAACGTTTAATCGACTTATTACCCAAGGCTCCAGAGTTCATTGGCACCATCACCTCAGCAGATCATCCTAATTATAAGGTTTTAGTGATCGATGGTAGCGGTCTGGTGATGTGTACCAGCAGTACCAAATACTCCACCGGTACCCGGGTGTTTGTATCAAACAACGAGATCAAGCGCTCAGCGCCTGAAGGCAGGGTCATACAGATAGAAATTTAAGAAAGCTAAAACAGTTTAAGCACCCTACGGGGTGCTTTTTTTATATCTAAGAAATGAGGGGGATTTATGACAAAAGGAGAAATCAATGGAGTTCCTTAGTCACGTGCTAGAAAGCATAAGGGGGCAATCTTATATCCTGTTTACAGGTATTTTGGGCGCAACTTTTGGTTTCTTGCTAAGTAAAGAACCGCTAAAGGATCGCTGGATCGGATTTTTTGCCGGCTTCATTCTATGTGTGGTTTTTGCTGTTCCGGCAAGTTTATTTCTAGCTGGTGGCAAATATCCTGATCTATTTAGTTTTTTATTCGGCGCTGCAGGTAAAAGTACAGCGGAAGCATTACTAAGTTTGGCTCGATCAAAACTGCTTGGTTTGGTCAAAAAGGAGGGTGGAGATGCTGGTAATCATAAGTAAGACAGCATTGTTATTGTTCATTGTATCTTTTGCAATTCTCGTATTTCATCCAAAAATAAAACTACCTAAGCATCTCGATTTTTTTCTGATGCTTTCAATTATTTTTGGTGTTGCACTATTTGTGAAAGATACATATATAGCTAGTCCAGCTGGCACGCTTTTTTATACCACTGTCAGCATTTCATTTGCGCTCTTTACACGACAGATCTATCTGTGGGCAAAGGAGGGAGCAAGGCCCAAATTTACAGATAAAAATCAATAACAGCCACCTTCGGGTGGTTTTTTTATGGATGGAATTATGCAAAAAGCAGAACTATTTTCATGGTTACGCGCTATGTCAGGCGGCAAGCTGACTCAAGCGCAAGTAGAAGCTGGTGATCGAATCATTGCAGAGCAGGGTATTGAAATATTCGCTCAGTTGATTGGTTTTAAATTGGATAGCAAAGTCAGTGGGCAATGGGATATATCCGAAAACGGCTATGCACTCATCCGTGATTTTGAGGGGTTTAGGGATAAAGCGTATAGAGACACTGGCGGGGTCTGGACTCTCGGTTTTGGAACTATTAAATATCCAGATGGCCGATCGGTTAAGCAAGGCGATACATGTACTCGCGAACAAGCTGAACAATGGCTTAAGTCAGATTGCCGCTGGGTCGATGCCTGTCTTGATAAATATGTAAAAGCTACTATCAGCCAGAATCAGTTTGATGCACTGGCTTCATTTGTTTATAACATTGGCGAAAGTCAGTTTAGATCCAGTACTTTACTGGCCAAATTAAACGCTGGAGATTACAGAGTTGCAGCTGCCAATTTTGACCGTTGGATCTATGATAATGGAAAAATTATTACTGGCTTGGTCAATCGGCGGGCTCAGGAAAAAGCGCTATTTGTGAAGGGATAATATGAGATCCCTTTCTTTAATTTTAAGTCTCTTATTTTCTGGCTGCACAGCTCATTCAATCAATACCCAAGTAAAAGTCAGTATTTGTGTGCAATGCATGCAAGAATAAGCCCTCATGGGAGGGCTTCACTTAAGTAGAATTTTGAGCTATTCAGGGCTCCCCCACAGCATTACTGTAAAAAAACCTTTCTCGGTGGGGTTGAGTTCTTGTATGGCTTTCTTAACTGCTTCTTCTTCACTTGAAGCATAAAACTTACCCATATGTTCTAAATCCAATTTTTCATTATCAAGATAAAAACACACATCATATTTATCCATATACAATCCTTTATTTAACCTACTGTTCCCAATACTGGTAATGATCCAGGACCATATAAACGGGCCTGCCTTACGATCTCAACCAGCTCATCATAAGTGAGATTGAATGAATCCTCACTGTCAAAAACATATACAACATCTTTGCCTTCCAGTTCAGGTGGTTTCTCAGGTATGAAACGCTCAGGTATAAGGTGCTGTGTTAAACCTTCATCAGAAAGTCTTTTAAAGCGTAAATACTGATCTATTTTATCTTTCACGATAATTCTCCAAAATTAAAGTTCTATACTCATCAGCTCATCCCATCGAAAGGGATTTTTACTTAATTTATCTCTGCTCATTGACCAATTACGATTCGGTAAGAAGCAACTGCCAACAGCAATTTTTTTCTTTCCATATTTTTGATGTACTCCCTCCATGGCTTGCATCAGACTTTCCTTCCTCTCGATTTCTTCCATGTCTGTCAGCAGGTCATACGTATGACAGCTCTTTGGCTCTAATGCTGTCAAAATTACTCCGCATTTTTTATATTGAATCCCAGCTTTAAATATATGGCCGAGCAAAACAGTAGAGGCTTTCACCAGATCCAGTGCAGAGTCAGTAGGCTCAGGAAACGTGTAAGATGTAGACTTGTTATAGAAGGGCACATCAGTATCAAAAGGATTCGAATGAATGAATGCGATGATACAGCCGCATAGCAGATCCTGTTCACGTAGTCTCGAACAGGCATCTTGAGCATACATGCCTATAGCTTCTTTCAGATCATCCAGTTCAGTAATACGTGCACCGAAAGAACGGCTGGCCACAATTTGTTTTCGTGAGGGTGGAGTGTGTTCGATCTCAATGCATGAATAGCCTTGCAGCTCCGCTATAGTTCTGGCCATAACCACTGAGAAAAGACTTTTCATAATGTGAGGATCGGTGCAGGCCAGATCCAGTACTGAATTAATTCCCATCAACTGCAGCTTTTTAGCGTACTGCCGCCCAACACCCCAAACTTCAGAAACTTCTACTGCAGATAAATAGTTTTCTTTATTGCATGGGTCCATGCTGACCAGGTTGCACACGCCATTAAACTGGCTATTCTTTTTTGCAATATGATTGGCAATTTTAGCTTCGGTTTTAGTTCTGCCGATTCCAACACAAACGGGTAGACCTAGCCACTGCCAGATCCGGCCACGCATACTCTGTGAGTAATCCGTTAAATCGAATTTATGGCCATAGCTACTGAGCTCTAAAAAGCACTCATCAATTGAATATATTTCTTGCTCTGCAGAAGTCACATAGCCACCAAGAATCGCATGAAATCTGCGGCTCATTTCTGCATACATTGCATAGTTGCTAGATAGTACTTGCACCTGGTGTTTTTGCACTATGTCCCGAATCTGAAATAATGGCACACCCATTTTAATGCCGAGGCTTTTCGCTTCATTGCTCCGTGCTACAGCACATCCGTCATTATTCGACAGTACAATAACTGGTACATCATTGAGCTTCGGATTAAATACGCGCTCACAGCTGACGTAACAGTTATTCACGTCGACCAACGCGAAAACTTTATTTAAGGCTTTCATTCTTATTCTTCTTAGACAGAAAGTTTCTTTAAGTTCCAGGTAACCACAGCCACCACTTCAAAAGACTGGCCATCTGTGAGGTAAATACAAGGATAATCTGGACTCTCAGCTTTAAGCCAGACTTTAGGCAAAGTAGAAGGGTCGTAATCTTCACCAAAGTGTTCAGCCAATTCGCTCTTCGACATTTTGGCCGTAATCATTAATCTTTTTATTGTTAGGTCTTTATTATCAATTAGGGCGACAACAATACTGCAGTGTTTAGGTTCTTTACTGCGGTCAACAATAACGACATCACCATATTCAAGTCCGGCATTTACCATTGATGATGTACGGATCACGTTCAAGAATGTGGCATTAGGGTTAGAAATTAAGTGTTCATTAAGGTCGATACTTTTATCGACATAATCCTGTGCAGGCGAGGGAAAGCCGGTAGGAATGGATTCTAAAGCTATGGGGATATCAAGATTGGTTCTGGCGGTAACCGGTCTGAAGCCATGCTCATCAAGTAGTTTGATATGTTCGAGTAAAGCATTAATGGTTGGGCTGGGTTTCCCCTCAGGGCCCATAATCTTCTGCAGAGATGACCAGGCATCATCCGAGAAGTAGATTGGCAACTTCTTAGACATGGTGTGAACTCCTACGCTACGCGGCGTTTTTGGAATTTAATAAACTGTATATATAGGATACGCAGAGAGTTTTATAAAACTCAATAAAAATTTATGAATTTCTGATGAGATTTTAACTTTACCTGGCTATATCAAAAGTTTCTGTTCTATTCTTAGAGAAGTCATCATCCCATGTAACTGTTACTGTATATTTAGAAGGACCACCCAAATAACTAGATACTAAAATAGTTAAGTTCTCACGAGGTTTTAAATTAATAGGAAATTTATCATCAAAAATGAAATCATTTGCATGGCTTTTATCTGGTAGAAACATCAAATTTCTCGCTTCAGATTTCCCAATATTACTAATTTTCAGTTTTGGCGATCTACCCTCATTAACATAAGCAATATGAATTCTGGCTTGATTACCTTCTCTTGCCGTTTCTTTCTCTCGTTGTATAACAAGTTGATTAATAATAGATTGATCTCGATAATTTACTATACTAAACCATGCAACAATAATAGAGACAAGTAATGCTATTCCAGATATCCAGTCGCTTATTTCCATTTTTTAAAAATCTCTCCAAATTGTTTTTGAGCATGCTTAATTAATTCTTCTTTAGTTTGAGATACAGCAAAATCTATTGCTTCTTGGTTAAGTTCGATTAACTCTTCTTTAGTATAAATACGTTCACAAACATTACACTTATAACTATTACAATTTTCATTAATTTCAAAAGAGTCTTCACCACAGGTATCGCAAAGCATAGAAATTTTTTTATTTTTTAACCTCAAATTAGGCTTTAACCTCTTCATGAAATTCACACTCATCGTTTTTTTCTTAAACTTATCACAACTTTTATGTAAATTATCGGCTTTCAACTAAAGAAGAATAAAAGTGAAGATTTCAAAAGGTTTCTGGGGGATGCTCTCAGTCATATTAGTTATAGGGATAGCTTTCTATAGTTATCTGGGTATAGCTTCCAAACCTGAAATATTAAATGGGTATAAAGAGGGTAGTGAAGAATATAAAGGTTATACCTTTGCAAGAGACAACCAGCTCAAGTCTAAAGAGGAATGCTCAATAGCCAATTCAGAATTTCCAGAACTTTCCAAAGTCAGTGACGAATTTATGAATGGATGTGAAACTTTCTTTAAAAAGCCCTCTGAGTAAGGGCTTATTTGCAATATAAATAATATTATAAAGCTTCGATTACTAATACCTATCCACCCATTTTTTTAGTCTTTTATATTGATCTATATCACTATAGAAGATTGGGAATAACTCACCAAAATAAGGCAACTTAACTGGACCACTTGGATCAGCATTTGGTCCATTATTACAGTCAAATGATATCTGATCTAACATTGTATAAATAGGCTTTAGTGTTTGAATCAGATCATTAATGATATACGGCTTTGATTTTTTAACAACATATTGACACATCAATAAGTCTGGATACAGTAATGGGTGTCCATGAAAGTCTAAATATGGTGAAAAACCAATCGCATGAGGATACTTATTATAGTATTTTAATAATTCTCTATTAATTTTCTCGCCGCTAAAATTTTGTGATAAATAATTTTTAGAAATTTCAAACCAAGCGTGTATTGGATGTTTATCATACTTGTCATATTTATTCGTCAGCTTATTTAAATTTTGGTATCGATTCTTGGTTGCATAAGAACTTATAAAATTAAATAATTCATAAGCAAGAGGGTTATTATCCAAAGGCATTATAGTTATATTGTATTTACTGGTTACTTCTGCACATTCATTGAAAAGCTTCAGAATATTATGGCTTTTTTGTGTTAAGAATTTCTCATTCGGCT